CGTGCAGTACACGTCCACCGTTCCCGTTGAACCCGAGCCGTCCGAGGCGTTCGTGAACACCTTGGCGCGTGGCGTCTCAATGAAGCGAACCGACTCAAAGAGTCCGATTTCGCCGTTGTAGATGCCCTCTGGGTTGACGTAGTTTGCTGGCGTGCGCCATGCGGCTGCGTCGGTTGCCGAGCGGAAGTCGTACGACACGTCTGGGTGGATGAAGCCCATGTACGAGCCGTTGAACGTGGCGACGTTCGCGGCACGCAACTGTGCGACAACCTTGCGGACGTCGTCAGCGGCGATGATGTCCTCTGCGGCGACCGTGGTGCGGCTGGACGGGGTGCTGCTGCCACCCGTTGCGTACACGACGTTGCTGCCGCCTGCGAGAACTTCGCGGACGACCTGGTCCATCGAGTCACCAGCGTTGTAGCCGATGATGTTGGCTGCTGCTGCATCGACGTCGAGGAACGCGGTGCCACGCAACTTTGCGGTGGTGACGACTGCGTTGCCGTACTCGTTGAGGGTGACGGTCACCTGGCTGTCGGACAGCGCGGTCGGGGTGACGTCGGTGACCTCGTTGAGGGTCGACGTCGCGGCTGCGATGTCAGCGAAGATGGTGAACGTGACGCCAGAACCAGGCATTGCCTGGGCGACTGGCTGGATGTCTGCTGCCTGGTCGAACAGGAGTTCCGAACGCAACGCGAAGTACGCGAGGCGGTCAAATGCAACCTGGTCGATGGACAGAGACGAGGTAGTGGTTTCGCCTGCCATTTTGGTTTTTTCCTTTTGTTAGTAGTTTGCGTTTCCTAGAGCGATTCGTGCTTCTGCCAGGATTGCATCTACTTCTTGCGGGCTTCGAGCCTCGCTGATTCGCCTGCTCCAGTCGACTGGTGGCTGTGCGGTTTGAGCGCCCGCAGCGATTTTGTTGGTTCGCTGCCACGCCTGTGCCTCATCAGCCGTTGGTGTCGTTTCGGGGGGACTAATCAAACGCGCCTCAACTGCTGCTTGCCTGATGGCATCTGGGTCGAGGTTGCCGTCGTAGCCTTTGACGAAGTACTTTGCCATCGGGTCGGTCGGGTTGATTCCCGCCTTGACGAAGGCTAGTTCTCGTTTTGCGGCTTCGGCTTCTGCTACCTGCTTGCGCAGGGCTTCGGCTTCCTTTTCCAGTTGCTTCATCCGCGCTCGAACTGGGTTCTGCGTGGACTCCATCTGGTCGTCGCTTTCGTAGTTGTCAATTTCTGACATATGGCACTCTCCTTTTACCCACACCACAGCGGAGGACTGTGGCGGCTGTTTGTTGATTGGTCTCCCCGTATGCACCATACAAGTCGGGGGGCGCTTGTACAGGTAGTTGCACTATAACACAGTTATTGTGCGTGTCTACTATTGCCCTACAGTTGTCAACCCTGTCTGTTGTCCGCTTGCTCCTGCGAATCCTCCGCCTTGTTCGAAGCCTGCTTGTCGGCGTCGGCGGCGTTCTGCGATGCGTCGTGCAGCAGCCTGTTCGTTGGTGAAGACCCCTGCAAGGATTTCTTCTTGGGTGATTTCTTGTTCACCGATGTTGGTTGCGAAGAGTTGTTCTTGTTCACCGATTTGGCTGAAGCCTTGCTGGGCTGCGGCTTGGGTTACGCCTGAGAGGGCGAGGTTTTCGGCTTGCTGGGCGGTGAGGACGATGTTGGCGGTGGTGCGTGCTTGGGCTGCGATTTGGGCGGAGCGTGCTTTGCGTTCGATTTCGGTGGTGGTTTTGGCTGGGTCGAGGAAGTATTCGACGAGTTGGCTGTCGTCGATTCCTGTGAGTCGCTTGAGTTCGTTGACGACGGTTGGGGGTGCGTTGACTACTGCGTTGTACCCCTGCTGGATTCTGTCTGACAATTCGTTGGGGGAGATGTCACTAGCGATGAAACGGGCGAAGTCGTCTTGGCTGTCGTAGAAGCCGCGACGCAAACCCTGATTACGAAGAACGGTCTTGTACTGCTCTTCCTGGTTGACGTATTCGGCTTCAGACAACTCCGACAAACCTCTTGCGACACGGTCGGCGTTGCCCTTGAATCGCTGCTTATAGATGTCGGTGTTTCGGACCGCACCGAATAGCGCGTCCGTGGTGCGGGCGATGGTCGGGTCTGCAATGATTGCCTTATTCAGGGTGTCGAACAGGTTTTCGAGACCATAACGGCGTAGAGTGGCGCGGAGTTCGTCCGCTGCTGCACCTGATACTGGGAGAACGGTTGGTCCACCGCCTCCACCGCCACCGCCTCCTGCTGGGGCGATACCGTAGAACGGGTCGCCTGGGAGACGTCCCCATGCGTCACGAACGACGGTTACTGGTTCAACGATTGTGCGGTCTCTGGTTACTGTGCCTTCTGTGCGCATTGCCGCAGCACGGGCACCCGCGTCCTGGGTGATTTCTGAGAACGGTGAGGTCATTGACATTTAGCCACGCACCTTTCCAAATCCGCGAATAAGCGTAGACGCCACATCACGATACACGTTCTTTGCCTCATCAGTCTTCTGCCATTCAGGGAGAGTGCGCAGGAAGGTAGCCCATTCGGTTCCGTTCATCATTCTCGTTTCACCACTGTTCGGGTCCTGGTAGGTGAGAAGACGTCCCCACTTGTTCGTGTCGCTGAAGTCGATGTCGTTGGGGTCGATGTTGAGGACGTCTGCGGCTACCGACCTGTAGGTTGCGGTTGCCTGAGCCACCGTTCGACCCTGAGCAAGTTGACCCTTCAGGGCTGGATAAAAGTTTTCTGCATCCTGACGGAAGTTCTCTTTGATTTGTTCCTGGGTCATGGTGCCAGCAATAAGTTGCTCAGCATATTTGGCGGCAAGTGAATCATTCAAGCGCAGCCCGTAGTCTGATGCCAGGGTCTTGATGGTTTGAGCGTCCTTGCCTTGGGTTGCTGGGGTGGCGGTGGTGCCAGCCTTGCCAGTCTTGGCGACTTCGGTGCCGACGTAACGGTTCAGTTCGTCAGTGTTCCAGTCGTACTTGACGGCTTGGGTGGCGAGGTTGTCGGTGGCTGCTGGAGCCAGACTGTACCCACCCTTGGCGACGAGGTTTTCGATAGCGATGCGCTTGGCGGAGATGTTGTTTGCGAGGGTCGTCGGGTCAGACGCCTGCAACTCGATATAAGCGCGTTCCTTGGCGTCTTTAGTGCGTGACCATGCGGTTGATTTGACAGCGTTGAGGAAGCGGTCTGCGGTGTATTTTTCTTTGACAGCCTTGTCGATGATGGTTTTGAGTTCTGGTACCGAGTTGTAGAGTTCTGCTATCCAGCCGTATTCTTGGCGGGCAAAATCAAGCCATGCCTGGGAGCCTTGCTTTGGTGGTGTGTCGGTAGCCATTGTTATCCTTGCAACCATTCTGACAGAGCGCCCATGTAGGAGAGGTAGTCGTTGGCTTCTGATTCTACGGGCATCTGTTTTTCAATCTGGCTGGCAGCAAATGTCTCCGCCGATGGCGGGGTAGTGACGGTGCCACCGAGTGCGGAACGCTTCTGATATTCGACCATTTGTTTCTGGTAAGTCTCGACCATGCGGTTCAAATCTGCATCTGGGACGGTGCGCCCGATAGTTGACTGTGCCGCCTTGGTGAATACAGCCTTCAGGTCGTCTGGGTTGTCGAGACGGTAGGTGGGGAGTTTGGTTGCGGTTTCGAGTTCGGGGTTTTCGGCTAGATATGCGAGTGCCTGGTCGAGTGACTTCCCACGGATGGGACTATTTTCATCCGAGTTGATAGCGTTGATTCGTGTAAGGGCTTTATTGAAATACGATTTCAGTTTGCTGTCGAAGCGGTTGTTGAGGTTTCCTGGCTTATAACCTGGAAATGCCGCCATCAACAGTTTGTTATATGACGCAAGTTTTTCGGTTGAAACTTTATATAAGATGTTTGTGTCTTTGTTTGAAAAGCCGTACGGCTTATCAACCGTTCCCCAATCGGTTGGAATCCTATAGTTAGGGTCGATTCCGCCCATAAAACTTCCAGTGCTGGTGTCGTCACCGAGTGGACCAGCACCTACTGGGTTTTCGAACGTGCTCGAACCGCCACCTTCTTCCATTGGTTTTACGTTTCTTGGAGCCATCACATTCCTATTTCTGCTGGTTCGAACTCTCTTGACAGTATATTTTCCCACAACGGTGCAAAGTCTGGATAGGTATCCACCAACTGTTCACCGATTCTGGTCAACTGCGCCCGCATCGCTCCAGCGTTCTTAGCCTTACGCCAACTGTCATTAGCCAGCGACGGGTCCTGACTTGTAGCCAAGTCGATGCTGCGCTTACGGAAATCCCAGTACTGCTGCAAGGCTTTTCCGCCATCAAGTTTCAGGACGGCAGGGTCCTTGACCATCTTTTCAATCTGTCGAATCTGGTTGACCAGTTCGCGTTCGAGTTCTCCGCTGGTTGCAGCAGGGTTCCACATCGGGAACTGGGTCTTGAGTTCGTCAGACTTCTCTTTGACAAGCGCCTTGAAGTTCTCTGAACGCTTGACCTGCTGCTCGGTGAAGCCCTGCTTCGCTCCGATGTCAACCAACTGGTCCTTGAAATGGTTGTATTGCGCCCAGGCAAGGTTGTTGAGTGCTCGTTCTTGGCGTTGTTCAATGTCGCGTGGCTTACGCAAACCTGATGAACTTTGTGCCCGATACGCGGCAGGGTCATATTCTCCTGTTTGCGGTCCAAGCCAGCCAGCAACGAGCGGATACTTGTCGACCAGTCCAGGGTTAGCGGACTGCCACTTGGCGTATTCCTT